CTTGAAGATGGTATGAGGACTAGACAGAGTTTCACCGATTGGGAGTTACTAGGTAGAACACAACATATAAAGGATGTTTGTACTACAAAGGCTATTGGTGCAGTTCAGGGTAAGACATGGCAGGAGCTTATTGATTGTTATAAGTTTATGTCGGATCACGCTGATATGATTGCTATTAGTTTTGATTTTTCTTACTATGAGGTTACAGGTGAGGGTAGATCAAAGCTTGATAAGTGGTGCTCTGGTCGTCAGAGGTTTATTAGTCAGCTTATTGAGAAGGGTATCTGGAACTTGGATAAGCCTCATCATCTTCTAGGATGTTCACTTGCAAAGGAATTTCGATATTATATTAATCACAATATTTTTAATATTGTAAGTTGTGATACCAGTAATCCAATTGTTGCAGCTCTTCATAATATGAAATATGATGCTGATTACGGTCTTTCTACTAAACCATCTACTAAGCTTGCTGATCTTATTGATCATCAAGTTACAAAAGATGAAATGGAAATCATAGATTATAATACTAAAATGTTTAAGAAAATTTTATGCAGATAGGCAAACGACCTTGGATAGCTTTTTTTAGTCAGAGTGGTCAGGCGATTTATAATGTAAAAACATTTTTTAACCGTCAACCGGATGCTATTATTACTAATCGTCAAAATAATGAGGGGTTGTTTGATCCGTTAAAAGAAGATAAAGACAATGGTAAACTTAATTGGATAATATTACCAAAGAATCCCACTGTTAATGATTACAAAAAGGCTTTAAAGAAATTTAAAAATCCTGTTATTACTCTTAATGGTTATCTTAGAATTATGCCTAAAGAGATTTGTGAGAAGTATGAGATTTATAATCTTCATCCCGGTCTCATAACTGAATATCCAGAACTCAAAGGAAAAGATCCACAAAAGAGAGCTATTGAAGCTAAACACCGTCACATAGGATGTGTTATTCATAGGGTTACACCTACTGTTGATGATGGAGAGATTCTTATGGCAAATGCTATTGATACAGCTATACTGGAAAACGATGAAGAGCGTATGTATGCCAATCTTGCCTCCATGGCGTATGTAATGTGGTATGACTTCTTTAATAATTTTAAACAATATGAGCATAGACGAAATAGTAAAAACAATCGAAACACAGTATCCGGAGACCTGTACTGAATTTAAAAAAATTCAGGCAGAGCATTACCTTACTTTTTGTAAGAAGCAATTTGATTATGGCCCAGGTAATATTTCTTTAGGGTCATCTTTAAATACAGCTGAGGAGAGAAAGGCATCAATTTCCGCAATTGTAGTTAGACTTAATGATAAACTTCAGCGTCTTATCAATCTTGTTCTTAGAAAGAACAGTCTTGAGTCAGCTAATGAGTCAGTTTTTGATGCGTTTTTAGATGCATCTGTTTATAGTATTATTGCTGAGATAGTAAATCGTGGCAAATGGGCAAAGTAGTATTATAATTAAACTATGTTAATAAGTTTTAGCGGTGTTCAATCTAGTGGTAAGAGTACTTTACTAAAGGCTTGTCAAGAGCATTATGGTGATCGATTTGAATTTGTAGAGGAAGTAACTAGATTAGTAAAGAGAGAATTTAATGTGCCTATTAACGAAGAAGGTACAGGTTTAACTCAATGCTTAATCATTAATAAACATATTGAGAATGTACTGAGATTAAGGGAGACAAAGGGGGCTATACTAGATCGCTGTATTCTTGATGGAGTTTGTTATACAGGGTATCTGCACTTAGAGGGTACTGTTCCTTCATGGGTATTTGATTATAGTAAGAAGGTATTTGAAAAACTTATTACAATGTATGATGTAATCTTTTATACTGATCCGTATGATATTGAATTAGTTGATGATGGTGAGAGAAGTATTAATAAGGAATTTAGATACAATATGATTACTACATTTGAACATGTAATAAAAAGATATGATCATCTGTTAAAAGATAAAGTTGTAAAACTAAAAGGAACAGTTGAAGAACGAATGGAAGCTATTAAAATAAAATTACAATAACAATTATGTCAAGCACAACCTCAAACGCATTTGGTGGTAATAATCGACCACCAACACCACCAGCACCACCACAACAGAGTATGAATGACTTTGCATCAAAGTCACTTGGTTCATCTGCATCATACGCTATCTATACTGAACAGTTTGATGCCTCACTTCTTAACCCAATGCCTAGAGTTCTTGCTCGTCAGGATCATGGTATTACAGGAGCTGAATTTGTAGGAGGAGATGTATGGCATTGTCATGAAGCAACATTCCTTCTTAATAATGGATACCCAATCGCTGGTACATTAAAGTATACCTACCCTGCTAACTCAGAGTTTATGGTAGAGTCAAAGTCAGCTAAACTGTATCTCAATTCATTCGATATGTGTAAAATGGGCAATACACCTGCTGAGGCAATTGCTAAGTATGAACAACAGGTTGCCGATGACTTGGCAAGAGTTCTTCAGACTCAAGTAGATGTTATTTTCTTCCCTTCAGGATCTGATAAGTACGGTAAGCTTCCTCTTGATGGAGAGTATAGGGATCTTTATTGGGAGCTTCTTGATATTGCTAAAGATATTGAGATTACTGATTATTCATCTAATGAAAATCATCTTAAGTTTGCTAAGATTCATCCAGAAGATAATGAAAAAGTATCATCCAAGTACTTTACTAATGCATTAAGATCACGTTGTCGTCATACTAAACAAAAGGATACAGGAGCTGCTTATATTCATATTATTTCTAAAGACGGTATGATGATTGATCCAGTATCTCTTTATAAGCAAATTGTGTCATTAAGAGAAGTTAATGAGTTTCATGAGTTCTGTGCAGAAAAGCTCTTTAAGAGTATTATGGCATGTCCTGAAGTAGAAGATTGTTGTGTAACTCTTCTTTACTCTCGTCGTGGGTCTCTTGATATTAACCCTGTACGTGCCAGTAAGCCTGAACTTCTTCCAACTAATCTTATAGATGCAAATATCTATACTATTAAGGCAATGGGTCAATAATTATTGTTAGTTGTTGTTACAATAAAAAAGGCGTACTAAAAGTACGCCTTTTTTATTATATTTTTATCTAAATTAACCTAAGTAAGCTGCAAGTCTTGATTGACTAAATGTAGTGCGAACCTGATGATTTACATCTGGACTACCTGTAAGAATAAAGAAATTATCTAAAGCTGAGGTCTTTGTTGTATCTATAGCAATTGTTGAAGCATTAGATGAAAGACTAATTACGGTGTTAGCTAAGCTTGTTGCAATACCTGTTGTAATTGGCCAATAAACAGCAAGAGTACCACTTACACCACTCTTATAAGTTGAACCAGCAACAAGTTGTCCTGCCCATACTTGAGGTGTTGTTAACACGGAAGGTGAACTAAGTGTAATATTAATACTTGTTGCGCCTGCAGTTGCACTTAAGCCAACTCCTGTACTATCAGGATCTGTAAGAACAGTTAATTTAGCTACTAAATCACTAGTAGCTGCTCCAAGAGTTGTATTAGTAGCACTAAGAGTGATTACTGCATCAACACCAGCATTCGCAACAAATCCTGCGACTGATGAAATGATTGGTGTTACTGTTAAAAATGATTCGTATGCCATATACTATTATTTATTCTCTGCAGTAACTTTTTTTATAACTGTATAAAAGGGAAAACCCGGTCTTTCGACCGGGTTTTCTTTGTGACCTTTTCGATCTGAATACTTCTTAGAAGTAAACTGACTGAGTGGCAGGTGTGAAGGCCTTACCGAGACCCTGAAGGATGATGACGTGGTAATAAAGATTCGCACCGAAGATGTTGTCAACTACACCATAACGTGTAAGAAGACCGACTCTTGGTGAGAAATCGTTAGGACCGATAGTACGCTGAACCATAACTGGGATGTATGGGCAGTAAATAATACCTGTATCATAGAATTCAGGACCCTTATAACCTAGGAGTGCGTAATCAAGACGTGCTGAACGTGTTGTCGGAGTCTGACCGAAACTACCAGGGAAGCCGTTAGCGCCGGCAAGGTTGCCGCCGAAACCAGCTTCGTACTGAGCTTCAGTGCGAGTATCACGATAAACGTTGAAACGACCTGCGAGACTACCTACCTTAGCAACACCAACTGGCTGTGTATTTACATTACCTTGTACGGGTACCCACTGGAACTCAGGGAGCATCTCAAGGATTGCGCAAACACGAGGTGTACCAACAATGAAGTTAGCTGCACCACGACGGTTACGAACTGCAATACGATTAGCCTCGATGATGAGGCGCTGATAGAAGTCACGGTTACGCTCTACAAGCCAACGACCATCTGCGGAAGCTGGTGACCAGACTGAGAATCCAGCGCCGAAACCGGCGTTAAGAGCTGTCTGAACCATGCGGATGATCATTTCACGGTCGATTTCGGCCTGAAGCTCATAACTCATTGCGTTAGTAAGCTCAGTGTCGATATCGATACCATTCATGTTCTTAAGATCCTGCTCCAACTCGACAGACCAACGAGCTGCGAGACGGCGTGTGCCGGCTTCAACTGCTGTCTTTTCGAATGAAACTACGATCTGAGGAATATTGCTTGTTAACTCAAACTGACTGAGAAGCTGAGCAACACCTTGATCCTGCGCAACCATTGGGAATAAAGCACTTGCGTAGCTGTTATCACCAGAGAGTGCTGCCGAAGAAGCACCTGTGAATCGGGAATCGAGATATTGGTAACCAAGTTCTGTGTTGTTTGAGGTCAACGCGGCATTACTGGTGTACTGGTTCGTTAAAGAACCATCAATACCACTAGTACCGTTGTTGTAACCTAAAGCCTGACCGTCGTACTTATATCTAAGTGCGAAAGCAAGACCAACTGGACCACTCATTGGCTGAACACCAACGATTTCGTTAGTGATCAACTCAGGGAATGTACGTCTGATCATCGGGATGAGAATCTTTGGAAGACGGGCATCACCTGGAGCATAAGCGGTATCATTCTGAGATGGGAACTGGTTGCCGTAAGCACCGTTTTGGATACCTGAAGCTACACCTGTTCCACCTGAGTTTGAGAAAGCACCTATACCACCTGATGTTGTGCCTGCGCCAGACGCTTCAAAACACCATTTTTCTTGGTTCTCAAGAAGAATAGCTGTATTGAGACGTGTGTGGTCGTCTTCGATTGGCTGTACGTTGTCTGAAGTATAGTTAAGAACTGGGTTCCACTTTTCAAGCAAAGCATTAGCGCGATTTACATCGATGTAAGACTGTGAGGGACGAATATTTGACATATATTTTAAATTTCTTTCTTTGTGTCGACCTTATTTTCTATTTAGGGATACAACTCCCTCAACAAGAAAAGGAAAAACTTTTTCCTTAAAATCCGTTATATTAAAAATTAATATTTGCCAAGCTCAGACATGTAGACGTTAAACAATGGAGCGTCTAATTCAGTCTGTGTACTTGAATTGATGGATTCCTCAATAATAGGGCGATCAACTGTACTTGCTACAGTTTCTGTAATCGCCTCATTCATGAGGCCTGTGAGTCGCTCTTCTTCGGTCTTCTCAAATAAACCGAGAGTATAATTAAAGTTTTCAGCAATGAATTTTGCTGACTTGTTGCCAAGCATCTTCTTCATGTACTTTTGCTTTTCTTCATCGAGTGAAGAAATCTTTTGCTCAAGTACAAGAGCTGATTTAACTTTACTTAGTTCCTCGGTTAATGAGGAGACACGCTTATTAGCGACTTCAAGCTGACTAGCAGCTTCATCAATACGGGACTTACCATCAACAACAGCTTCACGGATTGACTCCTGAGCCAATGCCATATCAACTGAAAGCATCTTGCGAATATCAGCTAATACTGAAATTGCACGCTTGTTGTTTACAGCTTCATTAATTGCAGCGGTAGGTACCTTTTCTTCAAGGTATAGATCAAGATAGTTACTAACTTGATCTACGATTGTGGACTTGAAATTTGTTGCTTCATTGGTGAGAGCAGCTTCATACTTCTCTACTACCATTCTAAGCTTACTTGCACGATCAGCATCAAGAGCTTTTACAACTTTGTTAAGCTTAGTTGTGTGATCAGCGTCTACAGCCTCGAGAAGAGTCTCGAGCTTTTTACTGTAATCTTCATCTTGTTCTGTAAGAGCCTTTTCAACGTGAAGGGCTACTTTTTCATTTACTGAAGCATCAAACGCGGCCTGAATTTCATTCAGTACGTCCTCTGTGAGGATGTCTTTTGTTGCTTCCTTAAGAACCTGGGAGATGTTTTTTTCCATATAAAATTATTTATTGTTGGCTTTGCTTATTGAACGCTTTAATTTGCTCTCAACTACGCCTTGTAAATATTTATTAGCAACAGCGTAATTTTTTTGAGATATAGCCTTAATAAAGTTTGTAATCTGCACTGAATCATTTAAGTGATCAATATTACCATATCTAACCTCTATTTGCCTTTCACGTTCCTTCGAACGCTTTTTTGTACATGTAGGGCACGGACAATCAGACTTTCCTGTGCAAGCCTCTTTAGCTTCTTCAGCATCTTCATCTTGTAAATTATTATCCCAACCTTCAAAATCACTTAAAGAAAGTTTTCTTAATTTTTCAGCAACTGATAACCAGAGTGGTTCGAAATTAATATCATCAGGATCTTCACCAGCCTTTACAGCCTCATCACGTGCATGAAATTCTTCTTCAACTGCGTCACCTATAATTGTTTTAAGCAACTCACTACCACCTAATAGGTCATTTACATTTCCTCTATTACTGACTTCACCACGTTCGATACTATCGCCAGCCCATTCGATGACTCGATCAATTATCTTTTCCTGGTCAGACTCAGGCTCTTCACCAGCTTCTGCTGCAGGCTTTTCTAGATCCTTAAGTTGTTGCTGTAAGAGTGCTCTTCTTGCATTTACCTCGTTCTGCTTTAATTGATTAATGTCGCTCATATGAGTAATATTATTTATAGTTTAGATAGGAAAGAAAGTATCTGATTCTTAAGAAAACTTGCGACATCATGACGTGGAAGATTTTTAAGACTGTTTGCAAATTGCTCGTAAACTTCTTCATAACGACCATCCTGAGCAACAACGAATTGTTTTGATTCAAGAATACCGTTAACAAAAGCTCTTGGACAAGAAGGATCAGCAACACAATCTACAGCAATTAAACGCATTTCATTTACTCGGTTAATACCATTTGACTCTTCAGATAACTGACCGAGTGCTCTACTTGACATACCAACTTTTACACCATCATTAATAAGTGAACGAACAATTTGTCCTGTAGGAGTTGAGAGAACTACTGACTCACCATAAATTGTTTTACCATCCTTACGAAGGTTAGTAACCATGTGACAGGCTCTTTCAAGATCAACTTCAGCTGAAGCAGGGTGATTTAATTCACCCAATGCTCTTTTTGTATTAATCATTTCATTTACGTAACGATCAACCTCACGAGCCATATCTGATTCTGTATAAATGCGCTGGTTCTTATTAACCATTTCACACTCCATATATGGTCCACGGATAATGAGCTTAGATTGACCTTTAATATTCTTTTGCTCTTCGATGTATTCGAACTGTTCCTCAGGAGCAGGTGTTTCGACAAGTAGGCGTAATGACATATATAAAATTATTTATGGCTGACTGTATTATTTATCTAGTTATACCTAATTCCAACTCTGTTAAAATTAAAAATTCGTAACCATGTTTCTGACACCACTTTCTAGCTGCATCCCATTTTGCCTGATTTTGAGCATATCTAACTGTTTCATATACCATTGTTGATTGTCTCTTTTTTCCTTTAACGGGTAACTTAGTTTGAGCACTAGGTTTTATCTCAACAATATACTTTTTAATACCATTAGCTTCCTTTATAGCAATGATTCCGTCAGTGTGATAGCGGTGAACTTTTTTATCTATTGGACTAATATAAGGTATAATTACAGCTTCAGAAGCCCATTCGACTACATTAATATTATCATCACAGAAACGAAAAAACTTTAATTCCCAACTAGAGCGGTAAACTGGATCGCCCTTG